CGAGACTGCATGAACTTGAGTACACCTATCTCGCCTTCAAAGTACAGAGTATTCGATAGTTGTGTTGTCGAATGTCCCATCTGTCGAAGCACGTTCCTGGTGCGACCGGAGCCATGTCAGGTGCAGAGACCCGCGCGCGCGCCGCGTTGGTGGCGATGGAGGAAAGAGAACCAGAAGCTTCCAAGAACATCAGAGCAATTGGGAGGAAGCCGGATGAAATCCCTGAGTCAGTGAGATCTTTGGATACTGCTGACTTATATGCGCCTGGTAATCGAACTGAGCGTAGACAGATTCTTCTACGCCACGCTGTTCAGTATCTCTTTGACATTCCTATGGAGAATGAAAGAGAGCAGGACCGTGTGATTGCTCGGATTGGTGCTCGCACCAAGTTGATGGTTGATTGGATGATTGGTTCTTGGGAAAACTTCCTAAGACCGAAAACGTGGATGGATTCGTTGATACCTGAACAACAGGAAAAGTGGGCGACTGCAAAGCGCAGGTACGATAGGATAGTCGATATGGAGAATCAGAGACTAGCCAAGGCGCGAGCAGAGTATGAAAACGTCGTTCGCGATGTTCAGCTTAATCAGACTACAGCAAGGGACGAACTGAGACAGGTGTTGCGTGATTTCGGTTTGACTGACGCACCCCTGTTAAGCGTTCCTTCTGACGAACGCGGGTTTGATAGGTTGAAAGAGGAACTCAACTATCTGGGGATTAATTTTCGTCCCCCAGATAGTGAATTCCACTGATCGTGTTCAAGGAACATTACGCACTCTCGCTAGGCGAGCACGCCGGTTACGTATGAAAGAAGCAGCAACACAACGTCATCAACCTGAGAAAATGTTTGTTAAAAGAAAGACAAAGAAATCCACTTCTGGTTTTAAACCTTCTCAAATTCTTGATAAAACAGAAAGAGAATTTGAGTATCTCGATCGAGAGGAAACAAAGAAGAAGAACGAAGAAGGACCTATGGACTACAATGCTTTCTTTGGACAGCCAGGTGATGACGAATGGGTGAGGGAGTTCGCCGCGAAAAGTTTACCAGACTATCTTGAGAATTATAATGACCTGACATTTGGTGTTCCTAACATCAGTGTGATCATTAAACATCTCAAGAAGTTTGATAGACCTGACTACGCGATTCTTCCAGCTGCGCACGGATATTGGGCTGAGGCACTAATTAAAATTAGGAAGAATGAATGGGGCGGAAGTAGAAAGCGATGGGAGTGGTTTACTGCACTGGGCCTGTCTGAAGCTTCACTGCCATCATTTCCTGGTATTCACTATCGCAAGTGTGGGTGGTCGAACAAGGCCGCGGTAGAAACTGTTCTTATGATTGATGCGATGCAGGCTGTGAGGAAAATTGGCCAAAATGAGACAGTTCTAAAGCGACCTTGTGCACTATTCGGACGTGGGAAGCGGCTATCAGGAGAAGAGGCGGCGGGAATCGTAGGGCAGGGTCATGCAGGGAGACTAGTCATGGCTTCTGACGGTCGCGACCATGTAATGATATCAACAGTGGCGAAGAATCTCTTTAGATTTCTTGATGAAAGTTCACTCTCCAGTGAAATTATGGTTGGGATGAGTTTTCAAAATAGAGGTTCTACTGTCTTCGTCAATAATTTGATTGCAGATTTGGTTCCGGGACTAACAAGAAGGTTGAACTTCAAAGTTGAACCGGACCATTCAATTATTCCTAAACTGGACATGACGACTGAAGTGTTCAGCAGAACTTACGAGGATAAATTCAGATATTTTGTCTTAGATCTAAGTAGACAAGATTCGTCAGTGAGTTCTGATTTAATTGATGCCTTCTTTGACTGGGCAAGGCAGTCTTGGTATGTCATTGGGAAAGAAAAGAAGAAGAAGTTTGGCCGTTACATGAAGTGGATACGTGATTATCATGTCAACACGCGTGTAGCGTTGCCAGACGGACAGATTTGGCAGAAACATCATGGTAATGTGTCAGGTTCACCTCTAACGACGCTTATCAACAGTTACACGGCGCTAATTGCTGCAAGAACTGTGTTTGGTGCTATTTTAGGACCAAATAAGCAGGATAAAATTGTAGTCCGTGTTTATGGCGATAATATCTTAGTGTGTGTTCCTAAAGAAGACGACTGTCAATGGGGGTTGGCAGATGTTGTTGAAATGTGGAAAATAATATTTGAACAGCAAATCAATCCTGATGAATCCTACGAATGTTCACGAATGATTCATAGGATAGGTGACGGCCACTTTGATAGTCTTAGTTTTCTTAGTAGGCACATTATGCAAGGAGGAG